CCCAGGAGAGCAAGGTTCCAAGGAATCCTACAAGCTGAACGCGATTTTGGTCAGAGAACTTGCCAGGTACAGGGAGGCTTTCTTCACGAAGTGCGTGAACAGACTGGAAGCGTCAATCAATGTACCAAAGATCCTGAAGTCACAATTGCCAGAGTCGGATTGCAAGGTCCTGCTGAAGTATTCGCAAGAAAACTTGAAAGCAATTCGGGATGTGGCGGTAATCAACGCAGAGCCAAACTTGGAGTCACACTCCAGGCGGAAAGGAGGCGTCATGGTCAAAATGGCGAAAACTTTCCCCTGTCGGTTTGAATATGCGTTGGAAAGCATTGAGGAGCCGGATGAGGATACCGGCGAGCGGATCCTTTACGACCCCTCTAAGCTGTTGATGACGGCATCTGACCTGTTCACAACGGTCGTGCAGGAACACAAGGAGGAGGCAAACAACTACCTGGCAAAGAAATGGCTGGCCGAACTGGCTGGAGAAGATTTGCCAGAGGGTGGGGAGCCTCCGGAACTGGACCTGTTGGGAATCACTGCCAAGGTGGAGAGACGTGAGGTTGTGGCAAAGATCATCTATGATGCCAAAATAACTGGGGAATACCCTGAGTTGGAGAAGAGGCTACACAAGGCAATTGCTGACCAGGCCCTGACGAAGACGAATTATCTGAATCAATGGGCCCAGGCAAGGGGAAGATTCAACAAGGAAGCTGAGAGGTACAAAAATCTCAGGCAAGTCCTCATGAATGAAATGGATACCAGCTTGTGTAAAATCATCCAGCAACACTGCGCGGGCCTCCCAGAGGCCTTCAGGAAATTCTCGGTGCAGCGGCAGGGTGGAGAGAGCGTACCAAAGCGAACTCACACTTTGATGATGTATCTGGACCCGAACAACCATGAGGAGCTGCATCAATGCTGCTTCCCGCTGTTGGCCGCAACCCCGAAAGCGAAACCCCTTCTGGATCGAGAGTACCAAAACGGGGACCACCTGTTTGAAGACACAAATTTGCCATCTGTGCGCGCAAAGGAACGGAAAGCTTTCTACACGAAGGAGAATGGAACGAGGACTGCAATGCTGAACGCGGCGGTGCACTATTTGAAAACCCTCGTTGAGCTGGAGAGAGCTGAACGGGGACTTTACAACATCGGCATGGCCATGTGTCAGCCACAGCCCTCGAGTTCCACCGAACTTCGGAAGAAAGAACGCATGCGACCTCCGGAACCTTCCCTTTCCCCCGCTGAAGCGGAGATGTGGAAACAGAAAGGGAAAGAGAAGGAAGAGAGCAAGTTCGTGTTCGTGCGGACCGCCGTGGAAAGCCACGTCACCGCCGCAAAGGAGAAACTGTCTGACCAAAACCCTGGACTTTTCCGGGCTTTTGGGTTGTTGCGGGAACCTGAAGCCAGCAGCTCCGTTACCGTGCGAACGGATAAAGGGGGCTCTGGTGAAACTATCGCACTCACAGAGATCAAATCGTACATCGATGGATTGAAAAAGGTGGTGGCAGATTGCCAAACCACCCTTGAGGAGGCTCGGAGGCACCAGATCCCACCGCAACCTTTTCAACCCACCGTGGAGTCAAAGCTGGAGAAAAGGGAAAAGAAGAAGAAGGCCAAAAAGGAGAAAAAGAAACAGACCGTGAGCACTTGTGAGTCTCATATCGGGCACACTGAAATGGTGTCTGTGACGAGCATGATAGCTGTGAAACTCAATCCGGAAAAACAGAACCATCTGTCTCCGCATGGGGTGATCTACAGCGTTGCAAACAAGGGCAAAGTTTTCGTGAAGTTCCATCGCCACAAGGCGAAGAACAACATGGAGCCGGTCGACCTCTCAATCCTTGGAGAAGGCCCGAACAAAAACATGCATCGCATGTCTGTTTCCAACGGTTTTGAGGCCAAGATTGCGCTGTCCAACCCAATGGGTGAAGTGAACAACACGGACGTGGTGATCTATGAGGTTGAATTCCTGTGCCCTGTAGGAAAGTACTGCGCTGAATTGGGAGTCTTCGGGCCCCTGAAAGAAACGGAGACTGAGGCAGGGGAGATTGGGTATTTCCCACACTGCGATAGCAAAGGGAAATGGAAAGTGGCACGTTTTGAGATCACATTCATGCAGAAACGGAAAAATGGCAAGACCACCATCGTGTGTTACAACGGGAGCACATTACCTGGCCATTGCCGCGGACCCGTTTACAACAGGCTTGGACAAGTGATTGCATACCACAAGTACGGAAACATCCCCACACCCGACGGAGACAGGTATTCGGGCAACAGGCGAAACGCAGGGGAGATGAGCGTGGCACCTAAGACGTGCGCGTTGAAACCCTTGTTGGATCCAGACGATTTCTTCTCTTTCGGCGCTGAAATCCAAGGCTGTGACCTGAAAAGGAAAGCCGCCTTGGGACGACCTGCTGGCGGTAGGAGCGTCCTCAAGCTGTGCAAGGACTGTGTGGGTGGCCATTGCCACACTCACCTTCCAAACGGGCTGTTGAAGGACGGGCAGCAAGACCAGCGATACAGGCGGGTCGGAAGCCGTGTGGCTTTCTTCCCAGAATCAATTTGGGACTCCGGAGAATCGGAAGGCGAATTGCAGTCACACGGCGACCAACGCACTGACTATGATCACGCCTTCTATTCTGACTCGGATGAGGAGGAAGGATTGTCGGACTGTGAGTCCGCGTATTCTTGTACTCTCCCAAAACTGGAAAGGGACCACGATGTCCCGGACCGGGTGCCCCACGTCGGGTATACGAGTATCAATGGTCAAGCCCACACTGAAGAGAAGTACCCAGCCAAACCCACGATGTGGCGGTCGCGGAAACTCGCCAGTGAGCACCTGGTGGCACAAAAACACATATTCCTGCAACCCTCCTACAAGCAGACAGTCAAGGAAGCGAACAAGTTTGCCATCCCCCTGGAGCTTAAGAATGGGAGAAACCTGGAAGATGTCATCAGCCGTGAGGAAGCGTCGGTGATCACACAAATCGCAGAGGATGACAGCTACAGCGCAGACATCTATATCCCTGCGGACCAAGATGAGGAGAGAGATGCCCGAATCCTCCAAAGCATCGGAGCATTGTCCACTACCAGTACGCCTGGGCGGACGGTGTTCGAAGACATCAATGGGAAACTCTTGCATGGGAATGACTTTGCCACGCAAAAACACTACATTGAATGCCTTGGCGGTTATGACGGCCCGCCCTCACACGACCCAGAGCGGGAAGAAGAACGGGAAATTTGTTTCAAGATAGGAACTGAATGTCTTGCCAAACAATTTAAAGTTTATTTGGCCGAGGTTGAGGCTGGAGACAGGGACCCTGCAGAGATCTTTTGGTCAGTGCAGGGCAAGCGGGACAAGTATAAGGCGACTTCATTGTTGAAGGACAAAGTGAGGTCAGTCCAGGCTCCCCCCATGCATTTCAAATTGCTGTGGCTTTATGCCTGCGGCGAATCGGATGCAAGGTGGAATGAGGAACCAGGCACCCCATACTTCACCTGCTTTAATCCCAACAAACCAGCGTCTGCCGATTACGTCGAAAAAGCAGAAAGTTGTTTCACATCAATCTCAACGGATGTCACAGGGTTCGACAGAAGCATGATGGACGTCTTCCTTGACCTGTTTTTCTTTGGTTACATTGGTGTGCTCATCAAGGGCATGCCGTTCTTCCTGCTTGAGTTCCTGGCCTCCGCAACCATCATAAGTTCGCTGGTCTTGGTGGATGGGAGCATCTGGGTGAAGCTGTGGGGGAACCCGTCCGGGTTTATGAACACTCTCCGGCTGAATTGTGTGGTGAACAGGCTGGTAAACACCATCTGCGCAATGAGGGTCTCGAAGAAGATGAAAACTCCTCTGAGGAGCCTCTGCGAGGTGATGGAACACATCTGGTCTTATTACTGCGGCGATGACGGCCTGAATTTCTCCCTCACGGTGCTTGGGAAGGCAATCCTTGAACTCCTCATTGAGGAGTGGGACCAGGGGTTTCCTTGGTCTGTGAAGTTTGAAGGGCGTTATGACGCCCCTGAACTTGGATTTGGCGACACGTCCGACAGGGACATCTCCCAGATCCCACCCTTCATCTCAAGGCAGTTTGTGCAGATACGTGGGTACTGGTACTTGGAACTCTGTCACCCGGAGAAAATCCTGGTAAAGATCCTAGACCAGCCCGGTGACGCAAACTGGGCGGAATCCAGCGAGTTCGCCGAAGTGCTTCTTGGCGTGATGGCTGCGCTCGTCCACACCATCCACCTCCATGTCTATGGAAAACGTGCAGATCAACATGTGGCTGTTCTCGCTGAGGCACCCAGGTTTGAGGACTTTCTTTTGGGAGTCCTGGACTGCCTCACCGTGTAACGGCGTGTGAGGCGCCGGACATCGAAGTGAGTGTCCGGGCAGAGGTAGGAGGAGGACCAAAAATCATTTCAAAACAAACAAAACAAAATTTTCTACACACGTCCGAAACGCAATGGGCAAGAACAAGAACAAGAAAGTGTCGGAAGGCGCTTTGGTGGTTTTCAAGCCAGGGGCCGGCAAGAAGAAGAAAAAGTCTTCCCACAAGAAGAGGCGCTCACTGAGTGTCTCATCCGTGAGGTCGACGTCTTCAGTGAGGTCGGCCATGAGGGGGGGTCGTGCTGGTCGTACAGCACCGAGAGCCAGATCGGAATTTCAAGAGGAGATGAAGCACGTGAACCGGGTCGTGCGAAAGATGGGTACATCGCCTGCTGCTACTGTGGCGGCCTCATTCATCTTACCACTGAACCGGCAACCATGCAGGTGGGCTGACATGTATTCAGATGCGCCCACCTCCGTGGCCCACCCGTACACCATCACCAACAACAAATTCAATCTGTCTTCCCTTCCCACGCACCTGCTTGATCTGTCGATGTGGCCAGGAGATGGTCAGTACTTGGTGGCAACATCCAGGAACCCCCTCCAGGCCAGCGTCACGTACGTCCCAAACCCTCTGGGGTTGCTCTGGTCCTACCAGATGTACTTCGGCGGCTCGAATTACGGTCAGTCATTTATTGACCACGGCTTTTCTGACAAGCTAACTCTGTTGGCAAACACCAAAGCAGTGGTCACGAAAGTCAGGCCCATGTATTTCCAGGCCGGCGCGGACTCACCAACCTACGGGCCTTCCACATACCTTCCAGGCGGACCTGCTCCGTACTTTCCTGGCACCCACGGTGACAGGATGGGGATGTGGATTGACGGCTGCTCCCGAGCGGGAACGGACCCGGCATTCGCCACGATTGCTGAGTTCAAGGTTCAGGTGTCTACTGGCGGGAATATACCCTCCGGCACGTACTTTGACATTATTTGTCACATGTTGGTTGGGGACATCTGGGTCCAGGACACCTACAACCAGATTGTTGGGAACGGCGTTGTGCTCGGGGGCAACATCGAAATCCGCAAGCCCGGGTATTATGCTTTTGACGTTGCCTGTTACGACCCTGGAGCCTCAACCTTATGGGATATCTCAGTTACCCTGTCTGGCTATGGGCCAAACATGGTACACTCCGCTGTCCCAGGGCTTTGGGAGAAACGGGACTCTGTCACCGCTACCCGAGTGCTGGCGGTGTCGTCGATGGTTTCTTGCCAGGCGCCGCTCCTTACCACTTCTGGCAGGGTTGCCGGGGTCCAGCTTCCTCCAGGTTCCAGCTTCGTCCAGTACATGCCTGTTGACGGCTTTGATGAAATTGCCACTTCGGCCACTGCATACAACGGGGATTTTAAGAAAGGGATTTATTCCTTTATTAAACCTCGGAATGCTGAGGATCTGAGGATGAGGGCCATCTTCACTGAGGCTTCGGACAGCACTGTAAACGGGATCAACTGTGAGCTGGTCCCAATTGGTGGTTGGCTGGTCCAAAAAGCAACCGTTCTTGCTGACAATACTTCTGGGCTGTACAATGGGGCTGCGGCCTACACGACACTGGCGTTCTCGGTGGAATTTGCCACCACGGACACTTGGTTCTTGGCTGTTGTCCCCAAACTTACTGCCGACCAGATGGCCTCGGCTATGGAGCTAGTGAAACGCTGCCCACAGCACCACGAGAATCCAATGCACTTCAGTGATGTGCTCCGGTTCTTGAAAGGCGCTACGAAAGGAGCGCTTTCACTCGCCCCCACGCTTGCCAAGGCCGTATCGGCGTTTGCCCCGGAGTTTGCTGGGGTCGCAAACGGTGCGGCTGGCTTGGCAACCGCCATCAACGACATCTGGGACTGAATGTTGTGTGGGATATTATTTTGTTATGTTCGGGGTTTCAGTCCAACTCCATCACTAGTGATTGCTAGCATCAAGCTCCCCCTCACGGGGAACAAAAACCTTTTTAAAA